CAAGTTAATACTTACGGTAAAACGCTTACCGATACAATTACCAGCATCTTTAAGATGTTTAAAGACCCTGAAGAGAGAATGAAAGCTCGTATTGCTTTTATAGATCCTAACTCTAGCTTGGCAAGAAGCCTACAAGATCAAGAGATTTATAAAAACGGAGTGCTTCGTGCCGACCTATTGGCTAGAGCCAAAGCAACATTAATCAACATAATTCGTAACGGTTTGCAGACTGGTATACCAATTACTAATTCAGACGGCACTCTTATTATTGAAATAGATGAAGTTAACAATTTAGCAAACAGTCGAATTTTAGCTGACCGTTTAGACGACAATTACTACGTCAAAGGTTCTGAATTAAGCGGTCGTGCATTTGTAGCTGAGGTGGCTCGTGCCTTGCGTGGCAAAGAAATTATGGAAGAAGACCGTATCCATAACGCCAAGACTGGCGAGAATAGAAATCGTGAGAAACAAGTAACTCAGGCTCAGATTGACTGGGCAGAGCAACAACTAAAGAACGTCCCAGAAATGCAAGAAATCTTTGACATCTGGAAAAAGGTCAATACAGGGCTTATCAACCTCTGGGAGAGCGTAGGACTGTTTAGCAAGGCAGAGGCTGACACTTACCGTTCCAAGAAGTTCTACGTATCTTTAGCGGCTTCTAATACCGACTTAGAGACCATGATGGAGAGTCAGCTAGGCTTTACTGCGTCTGGTCTAAAGTCTACCCCTAAAGTGCAAAAACTAGAGGGTGCTGAATACTTGCGGGATAAGAGTGGTAAGGTTGTTTTAGATGAAAATGGTGATCCCGTACCATTAAAACGCAATATTTGGGAGAACATTGATAAACAGTACGCCTCAATGATGGCTGGTGCTTATCAAAACCAAGTTCGCAAGATAGCCGTACAACAGTTAATAGACGCTAATGCCGCTAATATACCGACCAAGAAACGCAATGGTGTTGATGTAGGCAATCCTGATGCCCAAGGAATAAACCTACGTTATAAAGATCCTACCAACCCACTAGCAGATTCCAAAGGTGTAGTTCACGCTATTGTAGATAACGCTACTGACCTTGCCGCCTTTGAGTCCATGCATTATGAGATTGGACCTGTCTTAAAGTTCTTTGGCGGGGCTACCAACATCCTCCGTGCGGGTGCTTTGTTAAACCCCATGTTCTGGATCCGTCAGTTAATTCGTGATCCAATTCATGCCAGCATCGTAGCCAATGGCGGTATCGTAACTCCGTTCCACTCGGCTAAGGAATACATCAACATCCTACGTAAGAACTCGGAAGAGGCTAAGATTCTTGCCTCCCGTGGTGTCATTGGACAGTACGACAGCACCCTTGATCTTTATACATTCCTTGATCAAGTCGGCACAGAAAAGGTCAATCAGGGCAACGTTCAGAAGGCGTTCCATAAGTTAATGCAGATGCATGAAGCTTCTGATGCGGCAACCCGTGTGGCTATCTTCAAGAAGGAAAAAAAGTCTGCTTTGGAAAAGGGCATGACCGAGGAAGAGGCAGTTAATTATGCCGTTATGAAGTCTCGTGAGGCGATTAACTTCCTAGTACACGGAAACTCTAAAATTTTGAATGCGGCTCGTCAAATGATCCCATTCTTGTCTGCATCCATCACGTCTTTGGATACCGTATACCGTGCCGCTACAGGCTATAACCTCCCCGCTTCGGAGAAAGAGGCAGCTAAGAAGTTGTTTAAACAGCGAGCTGCGTTAATGTTTGGTGCTTCGTTTGCCTACGCTATGCTGATGCAAGACGATGAAGAGTATCAAAAGCAACCTAACTACGTTAAAGATAACAATTGGCTAATCAAGAACCCCATTGGAGATGGATTCCTCAAGGTTGCCGTGCCATACGAAGTCGGTTTCTTGTTCAAGGTCGTGCCAGAGGTAGCCGTACGTTATGCCTACGGTCAAGACACGGGCAAAGAGATGATTAAAGCCTATAAAGACGGTTTGTTGCATAACCTTCCAACAGGCGGTGTGCCAGTACCACAAGCTATTAAACCTGCCTTAGAGACGATTGTTAACTACTCCTTCTTTACTGGTAACCCAGTAGAAAGCATTGGCGAATCTAGACTGCCTGTGGAGATGCGTGGGCGTAACGCTAGTGAAACGGCTAAGTTTTTGAGCGGGGCTGGACTTGGATTTGTCGGTCTATCCCCATCCAAAATTGATAATTTAGTACAAGGTTACTTTGCTGAAGCTGGTACATTCATGTTTGGGCTGGCTGATCAGGTCGTTTACACGGCTAAAGGAACAGAAGCTGCTGCCAAAAATTTAGAGAAACAGCCGTTCTTCAAAGCGTTTATGACTGACCCTAACGCAGATAAAGCAGTGGCTAACTTCTACGACATTCAACAAACCGCCAACCGTACCGCTCAAGGATTTAACGAACTGAAGAACTCAGGTCGCTTGGATGAGGCTAGAGAAATGGTGGAGGACGAGGAGAAGAAAATGCTCATCGCCTCAGCACCAACCCTTAGAAAGTTTAGCGAGAACATGACCAAGGTTCGCAGACAGATTGAAATTATTAAAGGTGATGACAGTAGAACACCTGAAGAGCGTAGAGAACTTATCAATAAACTAACGGCACAGTACAACATTATTGCCCAACAAGGTGTTAAAGCGGCAAATACACTAGGGATTCGTTAGGAGATGTTCCGTGAATACGGATAGCTCCTCCTCAGATAAGCCATACTTCTTTTCAAATCCCTTACGCCCAAGTCCGTGAACACCAGTATTTCCTCGGTGGTGTTCAGGACATAGCGGGATAACAGGGGCATTTTCTCGTCTACCAGCTCTTCTAATGTGATGCAATTCTGCTGGCGTGCCTTCATATCCAAGATGCCAACAGAGGATGCATCCAAGTCTTGAAACTTTCCCATACCTCTCTTTCTCCGCTTTAGTAGCCATGTTTAAACTTTGACCCGCTTCGCTATTTCACGGTTGATATACCAAACCGCCTTACGCAAGTCTTCGACTGCGTTGCCTTTTTCATCTGCCCGCCATATGTATTTCATAGCATTGCCAAGGTTAAATCCCATATGCTCGGTAACTTGAATACATTCCACGCCTGATGGGTGGGACGTGTAATGCTTAGGATGGTTTACTAAGTCTTCCTTTTTAGAAACATTTTTATATTCAATGTCCAGTGTTGGATGACTAGCACCGCCATTGATAATGTGCGGAGGTGATGCATCTTTGCGATCTTCGGTAGTAAATGTGGTCATGTTATCTCCTCAAAGTTATAAAACCATTCGTCCTTCGCACTCCACTTAGCGTGGTTCTCAACACTATATACTTCGGTGGGTATCTTGAAGTCAGGAGTCTTTAAGACAGCAGGTACGAGCGATACGTCATACCAAAGACATCTGTTATTAGGTTGGCAGGCAAATTGCCCGTTATCCAAACGGATAAAGTTATACGACTTATGCTCCTCAACACCCTCTGAAAAGCTAGTATCTAGTCTATTGGATTCGGGCGAGGCAAAGTCAATGGTGAACAGGTAATTACCAAAGTGAAACTGCTTGTCCTTGCCAAAGAACTTCACCTTCAGACCCCGTAAGTTTGACTTCTCAATCACCGCCATGTCATACGATAGGCAGTCCCATATCTGTAAATGGTCTAACGGCAAAGGCTCGGCTACTTCTTTCCATACATACGCATGGATTGGTAGCTTGTCGTAAAGCGCCCCGTAGTTAGTTAGCATCGACTCGATACGAAACGCTTGACCCTTGATTGCCTTGGCAGTCATCCATACGCATGGTTCTAGTTCTCCATGTCCCTTCTCGTGGTTGTAAAGAAACTCTTTACGCACAAAGCATTTAACTGGCGGGATGTTAGCGACTAGGAATGTCATTTCTCTTGAGCCTTTCTTGCTTCTTTAATCTCTTCTAACATTTTTTCCATCAGGTCTGCGCAATGACCCATAAACGGAAATTTGGTTGTTCCATTAGCAACACTACGTGCCAGCCCAATAGTATTTTCAACTGTTCGTATGCTCACCTTTCGTCGTTTTTTGGTAAACGCTTCGGCTTCTTCCAAAGAACACACTTTATATTCGCCTTTCATTTCTGAATCCTATTCCATAGTTCAGACAACGGCATCCCTTTGATCTCTCTCCAACCAATGTGTATACAGGCATACATAATGAACAGGAAGAACGCAAAGATCACGGCAAAGATCATCACCGCACAGGTAGCGACAAACAGAGCAAATATATTAAGTATTGTGACGATCATATTAATTTGCCATTAAGAGTACAGTCAAAACAAAAAGAAGAAACATAATGTATACCCGTTTAAGCCAATACTCTCTGTTTAGTATGCGTGGGTCGTGGATAAGATAGCTTTGTAGCTCCAACATATCTTCATCATGCTCTATGTATGGTGGGTTTACTAGTTTGTTTAGATAAACAGTTTCGCCAATCTTTACCTTGCCGTTGTTGTATGGGGTTTCTTTCATACTATTTCTCCAATTTCTTGCCATGTTTAAACAATAACTCTTTGGGAACTAAAAATGCCTTTTTGCTGGCACGGTCTCCATCTCCAACAAATTCTACATACTGTAACTTGTTTTGGAATATGCAATTAACAATACTCATTGGTTTCATCATCACAAATACGTGATCATCATGAAACACCCAATAATCTGCGGTGGTGGTACTTAGTGCCGACAAGTGACCGTTCATTTCAATTTCAACAACAATGTTCCCAGTTTCGTTACTCATAGGGTCATACTTCACTTCCACCGATTTATGTAGTTCAGGTATCCATATGTCGTAGCCCTTATAGGCATGGATTAGGCTTGCGGATGGGTACTTCCTTTGAATAATCTCTAGCACCGCAAACTCAACTTCAAAACCACGTTCTAAATCTTCTTGAAATGTCATAACAACTCCAGTGATGGTTGCGAAAGACGTGCATCTTGTAGTTTTTTGTACTCCGTGTTTAGCTCGCAGCCTAAGTACTGCCTGTTTAAACGTTGAGCTACGGCAGCCGTAGTCCCAGAACCCATAAACGGATCAAACACAATGTCTTGTGGTTTGGAACCAGCCAATACGCAAGGCTCAATCAAATCAGGCGGGAAAGTGGCAAAGTGTGCGCCAACGAATGGCTTGGTGGTAACGCTCCATACAGACCGTTTATTAGCCGTTTCGTAGGACTTTTCTAACCCTGAGTGTGGGTTAAGTCCAGTCCCTTCGTTATGGTACTTGCCTTCTGTTCTATCCCTAGTACCCCAGTCTTCCTTGACAGGCTCTTTGATTGCTTCGTTATCAAAGTAATACTTAGGGTTCTTGGTTAATAAAAAGATGTATTCGTGGCTCTTCGTGCATCGATCTTTGACTGACTCAGGCATAGGATTAGGCTTGTGCCAAATGATGTCCTGACGTAGATACCAACCATCATCCTGTAGGGCAAAAGCGACCCGCCAAGGGATGCCTATAAGGTCTTTTTCTTTTAGTCCTTCTTGTTTGTTTCCCCGCCTAGCACAGATTTGCGGTAAGTCTTGGAGGTTATTGGAGACAGTTTGTTTAACCAAAGACTGACCCTTCCCACCCCGATAGTTATAGTAACTATCCCCAAGATTTAACCACAGCGTCCCGTCATCCGACAGCAGATTCCTAACCCGTTTAAACACCCCAACGATAGCCGCCACATAATCGCCAACTGTTTGCTCAAGTCCAATTTGTCCACTGTTGCCGTAGTCTCGTAGACCAAAGTAAGGGGGCGAGGTAACACACGTCTGCACCTTTACCCCCTCTGATATCCACTGATCCATGATGGTTCGACAGTCACCAAACTTAATCAAGTTCATTTTGCTTTGACTTTTCTCTTGATGGCAACGATTCCTTCTCCGTTTTGTTTCCTTGCCTCAATCATGTGGTCAGCTAACGCATACGCACCCTCTGCTAATTCTTCTAACTTATTGTTACCACGCATTAGCAGACCAGCCAAAGCAAAACCCGCAAGTAAATCACGCAGATACTCCTTGTCCTGATCGGTCATTTTTTCTCTTTCAGATATTTTTCAATATCATCACAGACTAATCTTGCGAACGACTTGCCTGATGGAAACATCATGGAAGCACCTTGGCAATTGTTAACAATCTTCATTGCCTCGTTTAAACCCGCATCAAAGCCAGAGTTAAATAAATCGCTTGAGTCCGACATTCGCATTTGGAAAGCCTCTCTTGAAAGCCGACTAACGTTTATGCCTTCTTTTTTTGCAAATGTTTTGACTCGTTCTCGCTCTGCGGGTTCAAGGTAAACCATCAAAGGAACAACGGTTTTAAAACGGCTCATCTTTATCGCTCCAGTGTTCATAGTCTTCTACCATTTCATCAAATAATTTTTGAGCATCTTTATTACCATTGAGTTCGGTACGAGAATGAATGCCACAGATTCTATGAATTGCCTCAACGGCATCAGCCTCTCCATCGATGGTTAAACTATTTTCTTTTCTTAACCATAAGTGGAACTTGGTACTGCGACCTAGCATTCCCGCTTTCTTTAGACGATTGTCATAATGCGTGGCGGTCTCGTTGTCTTGAATACGCACCATTGCAACACCGTATCTTGCACCGACAAAGTCCCGCAATAACTCTTCGGGGGCTTCGTCAGGGTGAATACTAAGTGTTAAAACAAACCCAGTGCGATCTTGTTTAAGAGCAACTTTCACTGCCTCAAACTGAAGAGCGTTCATTTATTCTCCAGTTTGTTCTCAAGATAATTAATGACGGCTTGATACTGAACGGCTTGATGCTCAAGACTCTTAATCTTTTCAACTAACTCTTCGATAAGAGTGGTTAACAAAACTTTGTGAGCATCAGACTGTTTAAACGTCTTTGCTGGTCTACCACGCTTCGGTTTGTTTTTAGAACCAACTGGTCTGCCACGTTTTTTAGAATTCGATGTCGTCATCTTGAATCTCCTGTTTTACTGGTTTGTTGGATTGTTCTTCTCTTGGCTTTTGTGCCTTTAATTGAAGGTAACTAAGACCTGACTTGGCAGTCATCTTCCATCCCGCCAATTCCACGGCAACTTTGCCATCGACAATGTCGTAGGTGCTTAGGTCAAGCAAAATCTTGCCACGATAGTCGGGGGCTTTAGGATTGGTCTTTGTTTTGTTGGCAAAGAAAGAACCAGTGTTGGGCTTTTCTTCGTATGGTTTTTTGTAATCCACGATCTACTCCTTAAATTTAGATTTGTACTGTGCAAATGCAGACTGCACTTTTTTAAACAACTCAGGATTGTTGATCTTCATCTGATCGATACCCGCCTGATTCTTTTTCCAAAAACTACTGAGTTCTTTGAGGTCTTGGCACGTATCACCAAACTGAATGAGTACGTCAGCAAGGACTTCTAAGTTTTGCTCAGGCTCTTGGGGCTTAACTACTGGTTTTACTTCTACTGCAATTGGTTTTGGTTTATCTTCCTGTGGCAAAGAATCAATGGAGTCATGCTCTGTTAGCTCAAGCGCCAGTAGCCAAAGGTATCTACGAAAATAGGTGTGAGTGCTACCCAAGGACTGTATTGCCTGACCTTTAGCGTTCTCAGCAAAGACTAACGGGCTAGAAAATGTTACTTGCCCATCGCCATCGGTGTCATAGACTGTGAGTGTTGCTTGCTCACCAAAGTTAACCACTCCGCACAATCCAACGCTATCAAAGATCTCGTTGACTGTGGGAATGAAGTCACTCAGTTCAAAGTACTCATAGCCCGCAAATTTATTCTTGCCTGACTTCTTGATGCTAGATGCGTTCAATAGCACTCTAGCCTTTTGTAACTTTTTATAAACGCTCATTCTTGCCCCTCTTTTAATGTTGATTTATACTGACTACACCACTGCGATACTCCGCAGAAGTTTCCTGTACAACGTACTGCCTCACCCTTGCGGATCTCTATAAAGCCCTTGTCTTTCTCAGGCATTTCTTTTAACAAGGCATCTGCCTCGTCTTGTGTGTCAAAGACACGAATTGCAGTCTTGCGACCATCTTTCTTGACCGCATACGTGGTTGGTCTAAGCCAACGCTCTTCGTCACTACATAGGGGCAACTCATCGCCCCAATCAGCACTCACCTTGGAATCACGATGCATCTCGACTCGCTCTTTAATAAAAGCCTCGGTGCGATCAAATGTCCACATTGGGATGTCAATGACTTGAATGGGTGCTTGGGGGTAGTCAGACTTGTTCTGAGCATCCCGCCTAGACCAGTCTCGGATCAAGGCACAGATCTTCAAACCCTTGACAGGCTTTTTCTTGACCCGCTCGACCAAGTACTTATAGATGTTCTGTTGTTGTTCCCATTCGGGCTTGTCGTTCATTAATGCCCATGCCGATGTGAACTTGTAGTCTGTGATGGTGACACCGTCTTCATCGTCCTTTTGGAGGTCAATTGCCCCCGACAGAATGATGCCGTTGATGCCCGCAGAAAGACGTTCCTCATTGGTATGACCCGATACCTCAGAACGTTCCGCTACAACGTGCAAAGCAGTGCCTAGGAGCATCCAAAGCATATCGGACACATCTTGCTCCATCTCTTCAAAATGAGTGCGTCTGAGCCTCTGTATGCGAGGCGGAGAGATGATTTCTGTGACTGAGTAGTCTGACTTGCCCTTGCTATAGTAGTCTCTAGTAGCAAGTGCAACTAATGTTTCTGGTACATTGAATTTGTTTGTGATCTTCATTTAAGCCCTCCTATGACTAAATACTAATACAACTAATTTACAAATGCAAACACTATTTTTAAAAATATTTGGTGAACCCGCCAGTAAAGCTAATTCACGCAAAATGGTCTACGTGCGTGGAAAGCCAATGTTTATAAAGTCTGCGAAGGCGTTGGCTTATGCCAAAGCGTTTAAACAGCAATGTGTTATTGCTCCCAGCGAAGTTTTTGAATGTGATGTGGCGGTAACCATTCGCATTTGGTACGCATCACGTAGACCTGATTTGGACGAGAGTTTAATCTTAGATCTGCTACAGGAAGTGGCTTATAAGAATGACCGTCAGGTCAAAGAGAAACACATCTACTGGGGATTGGATAAGGAGAACCCTCGGTGCGAAATAGAAGTATCCGCACTGGCATAAAAAAAGCCACTATCGCTTGAAAATAGTGGCTTTCCGACCTACTGGTCTGTGACTAGGGGGCTTAATCGAAGTCAAGGATATATTACACCATCTGAAAAATGTTTGTCAAACAGTAACGTTCTTCTTGTTTTGTCATTAATTTTAGAGAAAATGAATGGATGTTCATGTGAGGTGAACTTTGGGGGAGCATTCGACTCCCCCTTTTTTTTCGGCATTAAGTACCTTAGAACGTTTAAACGGGCAGTAAAGAGCTTGGCAGCCAGGCGAAGCGCTTTCACAGCCAGGCACGATTCATTCGTTTAAACACACCATTAGGATTTACACGTACTTGCATCAAAACACCTTGCAATTATGTTTTTATAAATTTAATATTGAACCCTGTTTCGTTTGACGATGAAAAACGGTAGGGGCGAGACAGAATTGCTGATACTACGGTTAGTGCATTGGACATCAGACAGGGGTGGCGAAGAAAGAACCCCTTGCACGCAAAGTCTTTCGGGTCGACCGATACCAATGTGGGCAGAGGTTGTGAAGGCAGACCAGTTTAGGCTAGGTCTGCCCTCCTCCAAGAGGGCAGTATAGAAACAGTATATATATATAGAAAAAAACATTTATGCCATACGTTAATAAACCACGTCCTTACAAAAAGGAATACACGCAACAAAAGTCTAGAGATGAACAACCATCTCGAAACGCAAGGGCGAGGGCTAGGTATGACATGGATAAGCGTGGCGTGGATCGTACTGGTAAAGACATTGACCACGTAGTACCGCTCTCAAAAGGAGGAACTAACGCAAGTAAAAATTTGAAATTGAAATCACCAAAATCAAATCGATCTTTTACACGGAATAGCAATCACACTGTTAAAATAAACAAACCAAAGAAGTAAATCTAGAGGGGCTTAAATATGAATGCAGTAGCGGAGTTTGTGTCTTCATTGCACGTAGATAATCATCTGCGTGTCTCCTGTCCAAATTGTTCTAAGGACAGAAAAAAATCCTACTTAAAAGAATTAAACATAGACCGTAAGCCTGATGCTTTGGTCTATTACTGCCACCACTGTCAAATCAGCGGGTCAGTTCCCTTTAAAAGAAAGTCATATACGGAGAATAATGTGCATCCCATTAGAAATTTAGAAACAACAAAACTAGAAAACAAACATTTTGACTTTTTAAAATCTCGTGGTATTTCTGCTGACACGGCAGAGAAGATGAAGTTGTTCCCTGCCGAAAAATACTTTCAGCGTTTAAACAAGAAGTCTGACGCCATTGGCTTTCCATATTTCCGTAACGGTGTTTACATCTCTGCCAAGTATCGGAGCATCGAGGCGAAGGACTTTACGCAAGACGTGGGTGGTGCAAATGATTTTTTTGGGATTGATAGCATTGATCCGACTAAGCCAGTCATCATTGTCGAGGGCGAGATCGATGCCTTGACCTTGCTTGAATGCGGTCTGACCAACGTGCTTTCAGTGCCAAATGGCGCACCGATGAAAGTCTCGGATGGGAGGGTGGATGCCTCGGAGGATAAGAAGTTTTCGTTTGTGTGGAATGCGTTTGACGTGCTTGGCAAAGTACCGTACGTCACGATAGCGACCGACACCGACTCTGCGGGTCAGGCTTTGGCTGAAGAGTTGGCGAGAAGAATTGGCAAGGATAAATGTAGGATCTCCCATTTCAAGTACAAAGACTTAAACGAGGCTTTCCTTGCAGAGGGAAGAGAACTGGTCATAAAGATTA